ACTGGCGGTGCTGGTAACGTAATACAGATTGGTTTTGAAACTGAGATTAGCAGCCAAGAGTTTAGTGTGCAACGGCTGGACATTTTTGTTAAGACAGGAAGGATGATTTAATGTCTAACTATACCAAAACAGTGAACTTCGCTGCTAAAGACGCTTTGCCTAGCGGAGACACGGGAAAGATTGTTAAGGGTACTGAGATTGACACGGAGTTTAACAACATTGCTACGGCTGTTGCTTCTAAGGCTAACACCACTGCTCCAACTTTTTCAGGAACTGTAACCATAACTACGCTTGATGGGGCTACCATTAGCGGTGGCACTTACTAAGGAAACATTATGGCTTTTGAATGGACACAATTAGTACCTATCGTTGGCGGTTTGCTAGGCGCTAGTGAAGCATCTTCTGCTGCTGACCGAGCCGCTGCTGCAAACATTGAAGCTGCTAAGATTGCCTCTGACGCCGCTAAGTTCCGTCCTTACGCAATTAGCACTGGCTTCGGTACCTCATACTTTGACCCTTCTAAGAGTCAGGCAGGTTATGAGATTGACCCTCTGTTGGCGGCGTTTAGGGACAAGTTTTATGGCACTGGGGCACAGTTTTTAGACCAATTACAAGTTGACCCTCAGGCGGCTGCACAGCAGTATTATCAAGAGCAGCAGGCTCTGATGGCTCCACAGCGTCAAGCAGAAGATATTGCCCTACGTCAACAACAACTACAGAGTGGGCGTATTGGGTTGGGTGTCAGTGGTCAGGCTTTGGGTGCTGGCGCTCCTGGTGTTATCAACCAAGGGCAGTACCAGCGTGACCTAGCCCGTGCCCAAGCAGATGCTATGCTGGCTGCACAGAGCCGTGAACGTGCCCAGTCAGACATTGACCGACTAATTCAGCGTGGCACTGGGTTGTTCCAAACTGGTCTTGGTGTTGAAGAACAAGCACTGCGTCCCCTTACCATTGGTGCTGACATTGGCTCACGTCAGGCTGTCTCAGGTGGTCAACAAGCCAATGCCCTGCTGCAAGGTGGTCTTGGGGCTGCTCAGGCTAACTTGGCAGGCGGCATCGGTGCTGCTAACGCGCTACTTGGTGGCGCTCAGGCATTTAGTGGGTTGTTTGCCCCTCAACGTAAAACTAGCATTTACGGTCAATAAGGAATAAACATGGCTGACGGACTATTTTCATATCAAACTCCTGGGCAACTACAGCAAGAGTATCTCAGCAACCTAATTCAACCTGTAGGTGGTGGTAACTTGTACAGTCAATTGGTACAAACCATGTCCAACGCAGGACGGATGATGGGGTATGGTGCTGGTCGTATGTTTGGTGGTCAAGTGCCCGGTGAAGCAAAGAACGCAGCAATCCAAAGTGTGTTTGAGCAGGTTAAGGACATCCAAGACCCTGCACAGCAGTACACTGCGGCATCTCAGTTGTTCTTGAAAGCTGGCTTCCCTGACTTGGCTATGCAAGCACGTAAGACTGCACAAACTCAACAATTAACCGGTCTTCAATTAAAAGAAGCTGAACGTAAAGAAGCAGAAGCACAAGCAGCACAAGAAAAAAATAAAGCTAGAGAGGTGGCGCTTCAAGCGGCTTTTGCTAAGGGAGCGTCCGATAAAGAAATTTTATCAATATACACTCAATATGCTTCTCCTGATGTTGCTTTCAAAGGAATCAATGACCGTATAGCAAAACAACAAGCATTAGAGGCAAAAGCTGAAGAGACACGTCTAGCACGTGACGATAGACTAGAACGTATGGAGCAAGAACATCAAAATAGGCTTGTTTTATTACAAACTGCAAACGCTTCCCGTGAAGCAATAGCAGCAGAAAGCAGAAGGGGAAGAGAAGAAATAGCACGATGGAATATAGCATCTAGAGAGGCTACGGCAAAAGAACGTATTGCAGCTAACTTGCAACAAGCTAAATTGGTAGCAGAATTAAGAAATAAAAATATGCCAAAAGACGCGGCAGAAGCTGTTGCTAGTATTGATGCTATACAGGCAACTCAAGCAAACGGTATGCAATTGATTGCAAGAATTGATAAACCTGAAGTAAGTGAAGATGCCTTTACTAATTACAGTGCTGTTAAACATTGGATTAATGCACAACGAGGAATAGCTACAGATGAATCTATTTTAGTTGAAGACGCTAGAACATGGATTAGAGAACAAGTAAACACTATTTTACAGGCTGCTAAAGGTGTGCAAACTGAAGGGGACGCACAACGAGCAGAGGGTATTATTGCTTTAACCACTGGTAAATTAACTAAAAAAGGTATGTTAAACGCTATACAGAAAGTTATTAAGTTTGGTAACGATGTTTCTAATAGACAAGATAGGTATGTGTTTAATCGAACAGGGCGTAATTACATTCCCACTGCGGCATCTACACCTCCTGACATTGCTGGTATTCGTAACTAGGAATAGACATGGCATTAAACATTACACATATAAAAGAAAAATATCCTGAATATGCTAATATGTCTGATGACGATGCGGCTAAACAGATACATAGCAAGTTCTATTCAGATATGCCTTATGAGAATTTTAAGGCTAAGATAGGAATGACTGCGCCTGTAGAAGCAACTACAGAGAAGCCTGCTGAAGCTGAAATGACCACTCTTGAGCGTATGGGACTTGCTCCCGGCGGCTACACTCCTGAAAGAGGGAGGGAGCAGATTCGTAGTCTAGTAGCACCACCTGTACAGATTGCAAAAGGAGCAGTTCTTGACCCATTAATAGGCGCTACACAGCTTTTTGGGCGTGTGGCTGAAGATGAAGAGGGTCAACAATCGTTTGATGAGTTTGTAAGATGGTATAAAAAGAACATTGAAAAAGTAACAGGTGAAGGGTTTTCAGCAGGCGAGTTGGCTGGTGCAATGGTTTCACCTATTAATAAAATATTTCCCGGCGGTGGAGTATCTACAAGTCTTCCTAAAACCATTGGTCGTAGTTCTGTTATGGGCGGCGCACAGGCAGTTTTACAGCCGGTAACATCAGATGACTTTTGGGCAGATAAACAACTTCAAGCAGGTATTGGTCTTGCGCTTGGAGGTGTTATTCCTTTAAGTGTTGTTGGTTTGGGTAAAATTAGCGATATTCTTTCTAATGTAAACTTAACCACTAGAGCAAAACAACTTGCTGTTTGGAAATATCTAAACGGTATGCTTGGTGAAAACCCAGGCGATGCTATAAATAAATTAAGGAACGCACAAGAATTAGTAGCAGGAAGTAAACCTACAGCAGCAGAAGTGTTAGGTGAAACTCCAGCAGGTGTACGTATAGGCGCTGAACAAGCTAGACTTGCAGCTAAACCTGCTGTTGGAGCAGAGCCTTCACCAACATCATTAGAGTTTGCTCAGAGAGAAATGGAACAACAAGCTGCTCGTAGGGCTGCTTTAGAGCCTATCGCTGCTCCAAGAGGTATGACTGTAGAAGGTTTAGAAGCAGGACGGGCAGCACAAACACAGGCGTTGCGCGACCAAGCACTAGCATCTGCTAACGTGTATGGTGAAACTGCTCCAAGCATAGCACAGAAGGCAGCGCAGAACGAGAGGTTTGCTCAGCGCACTTTACAGGCTGAAGGAAAAGCCCTGACTGAAGAGGCTCAGGCTATAGAACGTGCTAACAACTGGTCTCCTGTTCCGGGTATGCCTCAGATTTCAGGACGTTATAGCCCTAATATGGAAAGGGCACTAGAGAATAAACTAGCTGCTGGTGAAGCTAAAGAAGCAGGTGCTGTTTTAAAAGCAAACCGTGATTTCAGAGTGGCTCAACTTAAGAGTTTGAATGACGAGGGCTACTATCCTTTGCAACCACAGGGCGCTGTCAAAGAAATTAACACAATTATGAACTCTCCGGGTCTAAGGGCAAAAGATGATGTTGTGTCTGCTCTAAGTAAAGTTAAAGAAAAAATTACAGCTTTAACTGATGAGAATGGTTTTATCAATAGTCAAGATTTGTATGCAATCAGGCAAGATATTGGTAACGATATTAGAGTGGCTATGGGTGATAAAGCAACAGGTCAACAAAACTTGATTGCTAAACTAGAAAAGCAAATTCAAATACAAATGGATGCTGCTATTAACAAAGCCGCCGGTGATACCACTTGGAGTCGTTACTTAAAAACTTATACCAAATACTCTGACAGAATAAATAGAATTAAACTAGGTAAGGCTTTTCAAGCTAAATTAACAAGTGCTGTTGGTATTGAACAGGCTGGTGCATTTGCAGAGGCTGTTAGAGATTCAGCACCACTTGTACAAGCAGCAACAGGTATACGTAGGGATGCTTCTCAAGTCCTGTCTACAAAAGAAATGGACATTCTTAAGCGAGTACAGGCTGACTTAGCTAGGTCTGTTAAGGCAAAAGAAGTGGCAAACAGAATGAGCCAAAGAGCGCCTGAAACAATTTCCCAACAGCGCATGGCTAATTGGTTAGATAGGGGTGTAACTATAGGTAAAGCGTTAATAGATGCACTACAGAGAGGCAACCAAGCTAAAGTGGACGAACAGTTAACACGTTTAATGTTAAATCCACAAGAGATGGCTTCTTTCCTTGAAGTTATACCTAAGCAGAGTTTTCCACAACTTGTAGGTTCTATATTTAAGGTTGGGTCGCCAAAAGCAAGGTTAGCGTTTTACCAGCGATTTGGAGTTGGAGTAAGTGCAGAAACAGCAGAAGGCGCTGCTCAGTAAACTAAAAAGGGGACTACTAAGTCCCCTTCTTTTTAGTCAAAAATCTCCTCGTCTACTTCACCAAAGTCCCCTAGGTAGATGGCGAGTAGGGGAAGTCGGATAATAATGCCAACGAAAGCCGCCAGCGTCTTCTCCTCGTTCCCTTCCTCGTCCTCCACCCCGACAACGTGGATGATGTCCTCATTGTGTTCGATGTCAAAACCGAACCCGTTGCGGAAGTGAAAAACAATTCTCATCGGATGGGACACGCGCCGGTTGCACACTCATCTTCATCAAGACCAATAGTAGCCTCGTCAATCTGAGTGATTAGCGTGGTAGATGCCACCATCTTGTCATACTCCTCCTTGGTGATTTCCTCCAGAGGTGCTTGCTTAAAGCCATGCTCAGAGTGCAGAAGGAACGACAAACTCTTGTGGTTGTTCTTGTAGAACTTCTTCAGATACTTACGAATCTCAGGTAGTTCTTCCTTACGGTAGTAGATGGTGCAGGACACGCTGTTGTCGCTCCAGTCCTTCTGTAGCCGTTTAACAACCTCCAACTGGTCAATGGCAGTCATCTCAGCAGCCAACCGTGTCCCTTCGGGGAAGGCAAATGGGAATGACACCACAACCGTGCTATGGTCTTAAGAGCCATCAAAGTTCATCTGATACTCCACTGGATACCCGTTCTGACGGCACACGTCCACCAAGGCATGATTTGAGGCTATACGGATACGACGAATCATGTACTGGCTGTAGCCCGGATGTGCCCCCGGAGTGACTCCTGGGAGCAACGAGAGGGTTCCTGAAGGCTTAACAGTCGTTAGTTTGATGGATTTGTTGAACTCATGCTTAGCACTGTACCACTCGTCATAAGTACGCAACTTTTTATACGCCTCTTCCAGCCAGCCCTTCTGCTCCTCGCTTGCCTGTAGGTAGCCAGTCACACCGATGCCCATACGCATATTCTTATGGACAATCTCTTCGGTTTCAGGAAGGTGGCAGGGCAGGTTCAGGCTGTGCTTGTTGATGCGGTATAGCAACGTGGCAATGTCCACAAACTCCTTGAACGAGGTGACGTTGGGCAGGTAGATTTCTGCCAAGCAGCACGTCTCGAAGTTTGCTAGACTTTGTTCAGCACAGGGGTTGTAGCCTTGTACGTCAGGGTCAGGGTAGCGAGTATCCCCAAGTCGCCCTTCCTTGCGTGACAGGCGCAGGTTAATCAAACCGTAGGGTTCACCCTTGCCCTCGTAGCCGTCCCAGAAGTACTCGTGCAGGTCGTTAATGTCGTTGCACACAACGCTGTTGTTGGACATAGCGCGCCAGCTAGGGATGTTGCCCATGTCCCAGCGTTTAGCCAACAAATACTCCACATCATCAGGGTCACCAATGGCAATCTGTGCTGAACGGCGTACATTACCAGCCACCACAATGGAGCCAATGGTGTTCATGATGTCTAGAGCATCCACCGGGCGTATCTTTTTACCCGCTCTTTTCGTGAGTACATCACTGATTTGGTCAATTCCTTGGCAAAGTATTTCAGCCCCTGAAGCAGTGCCACCGAAGCCCTTGATAGGCGCTCCCTTACCACGGATATTAATTGTGCTGTAGGAGAAGCTGCCGGGTTTATCTGAAAGGAATGCGGCTTTAAGAGTTTTGCCGAGTAGCTTAACCCACCCCTCCCGACTGTCAGGAACAATAAAATCAGCGTCAGTAGTGTCAAGCCGCTGAGGGCTAGTAAAGTGTAAATTAACAACAGGCAATTTGTCAACGTTCTTACGCTGAATATTGTATCCAACTCCGCTCCCCAACATCAATAAATCCATAGCCCAAGTGAATGGACGCACTGGGTCATCCACCACTGTAAACGCACAGTTCTGTAGCGAGGCAAGACCAAGGCGGTCAACAGTAGAAGTACCTAGCTGCCACAGAAAGCGCCCTGCGACAGTTCCTTTGAGTTCCAGTAGGTATTGTTCTAGTCGTGCTTGCTCTTCTGCGTCAAAGCCACAACCAAGTTGGTCATTAGCAGCCTTGACAACCCTCCCTACCGTGTCTTTGAATTCTTCTGTCGCACTGTTAGCATCACCTTCGTCAAGCCTCCGTGCATAGGTGCGCTTGTAAGTGATGTAGCCAATGCTTGACCACGGTGTTTCAATTGTCATCAATTTCTCCTTCTAGTTTATCGAACTTATCTTCAATCACATCCATAAAAGCATTAACAATGTCCGAACTGTTCAGATTCAACACCTCGACAAGTGTTATTTCATCCAGCCGTTTTAGTTTTTCTGCTAGTTCTAGTATTGTTAGTGCCATAGGCTTCCTTCAAATAATGAATAGATATGGGCATCTCATCAAAAGCACCATTCACCACTTCATTCAGCATCCACACGCCCGACCAGCTACCGTTGGTTTGTGGGTTTAGATAGGATTCGTCATGCTGGTAGTAAATGCCACCAAAGATGCCAGTAACACGAGTGCCATCTGCTTTCCTGCTGTACGCTATTGCCCTGTCTTGGACGTGTCCCATAACACAACTCATGTGCTTTTTAGCAAGTAACAGGTTAGGCGAAGAAACGGGACGCCCCATCACACCACTGGTGAAGTAGTGAGAATAAGCAATCCCGTCTATAACTACCACTTCTAGGAAGTCATAAACCTCCCAGCCGTGTTTCTTTAAGTTGAAGTCATGAAAGCCAATCAACCCGTCCAGTTTCCTGTCACTGTTGATAGCCCGTAACACCCTCTCCTCGTGGTTGCCCATCAGGAACACTAGGCGGGGGTTCCATGCTTTTAACTTCCTACGCTTGCGGCGTTCAATCTCAGCCGTCACAGGAGCCATGAAAGCGTCCATAGCAGCGTTACCTGCCTTAACGTCCTCCATGTACGTCCTGCCCTCAAAAGCCTTCTTACCGACATCGTAAACAGACAGAGAGGGCATATCCCAGTGGTCGCCCAAATGGACAATCACTTCAGGACATTTGTCTGCTGCATACTTCCCCGCCCACTCCATGTGTTCATGGTTGTTACCGGGTTTGCACTGGGTGTCAGGAATTACTAAATGTCTCATTCTGCTTCTCCTGCACGAGTTCTAGCCCTTCTTCAACACGAGCCACTACGCCATGATAGCCAGTGCTTTCTAGGAAGGTACAAAACTCTAAAAGGACACTGTGCCAGCGGATGCCATCAGGAAAGAAGCAAGCGTGGTCAATGTCCTTGCGTGGGAAGAAGCGGTCAACACTTTCAACCTCTTCGTCAGTGGTGTAACCAAACCGATAAGTCTGCATTGTTCATTCTCCTTTTTTGGTGAACAAAAGCGGGAAGTTCAATTGTAACACAGAACGGCACTCTTCTGCAACCTCTCTGTGTTCTTTTTGTGTAGATGGGTCAGTACGGACGTCAATGTAGTGTAGCCATGAACGAATACTACCAGTCATGTACATCCTACTGGTGGTTAGCCCCTCGGGTAGCAGCTTACGCGCCACCTCCTTAGCTATCCCATGCTCCAGTGCCCGTTCATAGACAAACCGACACTCCTTCAGCACCCTCTCCTGCATCTGACGCCACCACTCTTGCTGGTTCTTGTCGTTGATGGGGAGACTGTTCTGTCGGTTCTTATCATCCTGTGCCCTAGCCTCTGAAAACTCGTAGCCATCTGCCACTGCATATCGTTGGCTAAACTCTTGGAAGCTGAAACTACGATGCCGTAAGATTTGACGTGCAATATCTCGTGTTGTTTCAATCTCCAAACAGGCGTGTACCATCTCAAAAGGACTCCAATGCTTGTTACGCATCAAATATCCAATCAACTTCTCGTGTGGCGCATCAATCACTTGGTTGGCGGGATTACTTACCCGTGCCATGTAAGCAATGAGGCGTTCTCCATCAGGGGTTGACCATATTTCTCGTACTTTCACGCAGCCTCCATATAAAGTCCAACATTACCTAGTGCATAACCTAAGAAGGCGATGCCCAGCCCAGTTTGTCCCTTGATGAACAGGTCACCAGCGACAACCAAATATACCACACCAATGGTGGCGATTAACCAACTAGCCATTGAGATACCCCAGCACAGTTTTGAAGGCAGCTATGTGACGTTTTATCTCTTTTAAGTCCTCATCTTTATCTTTTTCAAATATGCCTAGAGGGTGTCCCTCCTTACGCGCACGTTGGTTTAGTTTCAACTCAGCAATAGTGTCCTTAAGATAATCCACAGTGACTTCGTTCGCACTTTCCCACGGCACTTTAACTTTGTACTTCATTGTTCAATTCCATAGCTGCCTTCTCAAGTGCCGCTAATATACCGATACGAGCAAAAGACTCCATCTCTTCTTGAGTCATCTCAACAATGCAATCAGCACTGCCGTCCTCGTTTTCACTAATCTCCTTTACTTCCATATCATTGTTTCCTTTTTTCTATCTGTTCTTTTTGCTGTTGAATTTCTTTGGCTTGTTCTTCTAGTTGCTTCCTCTGAAACTCAATGTCTTTCTTTTGAAGCTTGGAGTTTTCTAGATTACTCTTTTCCATATCTTGCTTTCCTTTCATTCTCGGTTTTTATCCCGTGACAAGTGTGGCATAGAACCTGAAGGTTGTCCACTTCGCAAAACATCCGATTGATTATCTCTGTCCAGTCCGTGAGTATTGCTGGGATGCGCTTAGATGGGTCAAACACTGGTTGTATGTGGTCAACGTGAACCTCGTCAGATTTGAAAAGACGTGTACACCCTGCACATTCGTACATCTTGCGCTTCCGTCCTGTTGCCTTGTCAACCCGTATCCCTCTTTCTGCTGCTTTCTTTGCATCGTGAAAGGCTCCCCACTTACGCATTGCTGCGCGTAGCACCCCAACAATAAAACTCTTGAACCGAGATTCAGTCCACCTTCCGTTGTTTCTTGTTCGCTCGACTCTTGGGCTTGACTTCTTCTTTGCTGCTCTCTTCGGCATCAAGCGGTGCCTCGTAGGTATTGATAGAGAAGTTGGGAAAAGCCTTCCACCAGTTTTTCATCATGGTCATCGGTGTTGCCCATTGTGTAAAAGATGGCATGAACCAGCTCATGACAAAATGCTTGTTCTGTTTGTTGTTTTGACATTCCTTGTCTGATTGTGATGGTGTTTGTATCATTGTCACATTGTCCTAAATCTGATAGTGTTTCTGAAAATACCACACGCCAGTCCATACCTGCTAGTCTGAACTGGGTGGGCACCAAAGTTGATTCTTCTCGCGTCTTAGCCATAGCAATCTCCCGTTTTCAAGTACTCTCTCTGCGCCCAGTGCCTCCACACAAACGGCATACAACTCTTGTTCTGTCTTGGCGTCCTTTAGCATCTTCTCTGCCTTCTTGTCGCCAACACCGTGTATACCTTGGATGTTGTCTGCTCTGTCGCCTGTCAATATCTGCCTGTAGAAGAAACGCATCCCCTCTTCGGCAGTCACATAATACTTGTCTTTCTTCACAAAATTGTAGTGCCATCCAGCCACCTGATTGAAGTCTTTGTCGATTGATACCATGAGTGCATCATCGCCTAACTCTGTGGCGCGGATAGCGATAAGGTCATCTGCCTCTTCACCATCCGATACTGTTGCACCCCAAGCATCGACCATGTACCCACGCAGAAACTCCAGGTGGATGGGCTTTGCTACATCTTTTCTGTTCCCCTTGTACGGGGCGGTTGTTGCTACTGTGTTACGGAAGTTGTTTTTGCCAGTAAGGAACAACTCATGGGTGTTGACATCTAGGTCTACGTAGAGTATCTCTTCCAAATAAGAAGACAGCGTGTAAGCTGCCTTCTCTTCTGTATCCTCTTTACAGGCAAACCCTATTCGATAACTGAGTACGTCAGCATCAATTAGGGCTATGGTCATTACAACATTTCTTCCTCTTCCTGTTTTTCAGGCACATACTCGACCAACTCTTTCACGACTACGTGGAAGTCATTGGCTTTAGCGTGTGCCGTGGGTGACACACCACTACGAGTTTTAACCTTCCATTCGCGGGAAGACAACGCTTTAATAACTGCCACACTGCCGTTACCAATGGTGGTAGGGTCAATGGGATTACCGTCCATGTCAGCAGCACGAAACTCGTACATACTCTTGCAGACAATGAATTTACCACGGTTGTACGGGTCATTCTCTTTCTCTTTGGGAGTGATGTTCAGTTCGCTTTGAAGCCGCTGCACTGTTACATCGTCAAGATTGCCTAGTTGCAACTCATACTTACCGTCATCACTGAAAGCAGTGTTCTTGTTAGTCATGTTGTAGCAAAAAAACAATTTGCCTTGGATTTTGATGTACTTTTCGCTCATAGTTTTTCCTTTTCTAAGGAGTTAAAGAAACCTGATTGTACCACAAAAGAATGTTTAATGCAAGGGGGAATCGTCTGCAATTTCATACATTCTTGAGTAGGAATTGAGTAGCATATCTAATACTAAAGTAGCAGGTGTATCAGGATGATGCCACAAAATTAACCTATTATTCTTAAGCCCAATAACCACCAGGTCATCGCAGCCTAAAAACTTTTCAACAAATTCTTCCTCGTCCATCAGTGGGTGTCCTTCCATGTCTTACCAATCTTGTACTCCCCATCAAGAGGACAACGTAGCCCCAGTGTAACCCCAGCGTTGCGGATTGCCACCATAGCAGCTTCACCAACAATGTTTGCATACATGGGTGGTGTCTCTATCTGCCACTCGTCATGCACGTTAGCGCACAACCCAAAGGGTATTTTCTTTTTGTTCAGGTCACGCCACAGGATGCACAGGGCTTGCTTCATCACTAACGCACCAGCACCTTGGAGTAGAGTGTTAAGGGCAGCGTGTTCGGAGCGCACCCAAATTTTTCTACCATCCAGCCCCGGTAGCCAACCACGACTTGCCAACCCCTTAACCTTATCCTGTAAATCAGCGAGGGCGGGTGTTTGGGATAGAAAACGTGCCTTAATCTTCTGTCCCTCACTAGCACTACCATTGATGATTGACCCGATTTTCGCATCCCCCGCGCCATACAAGAAAGCATAGATGAATGTCTTCGCTTTTGGTCTGTCAGGGAGTCCCGCCGCCTTTTGGTTCTTCGTGTGTATGTCGCCATTGAGTATCTCCTGTGTGTACTCGTCATCCTTCATGTAGTGTGCCAGCATCCGTAGTTCCAACCCTGAAGCATCAGCGCCTACCAGCACCCAGTCATCCTTTGCACGAAACAACTCCCTGCACTCTGCACCGTATGGGCTAGACACGCTAGGGACTTGCGCCATGTTAGGACTGCGGTGTGTCATACGTCCTGTAATGGCGCCGTTGGTGATAACGCTTCCGTGGATTTTCCCATCTTCTTTGACTTCTTCAAACCATCCTTTGAGCAGTCCAATTCGCTTTTGCAGCAGCAGGTACTCGTTGAACAACTTGGCTTCCGGGCGGTCAATTGATTCCAGCACCTTCTCGTCAACCACCACGTTCCCTTTGTCAGTAGTCGAAGAAAACCGAACACCAAGCGCCATAAGCCTCTCAGCAATCTGTTTACGAGATGCAGGGTTGAAAACCTCCACGCTATCTTTGAGCCGCTTACCTGTTTTCTCACTATAGCGTTCCTTAACAATGGGAGGGAAAACCTCTTGCAGTTCAGCTTCAATATCAGCCACCCTGCCTGACAACTCAGCCAGTAGCGCCGTAGCCTTCTCAGAGTCAAAAGTAAAGCCATTTTGCACCTGCTTTTGAATGATAGCTGCCACCCTGTGTTCCAAGTCTATGCTTTGTTCGTTAAACTCTTTCAGTTCATGTTCTAAGAAGCGGTGAAGCAACACCAGTAGTTCAACATCCCGCTTGCAGTAACGCTGCATTGCTGCTTCATGTGGTTCATTGAAGTGACTTAAATCACCTTTAGGGATAACACGTTCACCACGTATACGCCAGTACAGGCGAGAATAATCAATCTTCTTCTTGCCCAGTCTTTTTCCCCATGCGTCTAGACTGTGCCCTCCGTCTAGCGATGGATTGGCTAACCTGCTCATAATCAAGGTATCGGTCGCTTTCGTCAATCCAATCCTCGTCTTCCACAACCTGTTTAGGATTGGCGCATCGAATCCAATTAAATTGTGTGCCACTATCTTTTCTGCGCGGTCGAGCAGAGGGCTTAGTGTTCTTGGCTCCGTATGACATTTATACTCCTTACTGTCTGTGTCAAACGTGTAAACGCACCACACCTTTGTAGGGGGCACGTTTGTCTCGCAGTCCAAGTAGACAATCACACGCCTCCCCCTAGTATTGACGATGCAGGAACAGTGTAGGGGACACCACTGACCCGCACCTCTTGTTCCATTTCCTGTACAAGTCTGTTTAGGTAGAATTGTGCCTTCTTAACATCCTCTGCGCCATTCTTGTGCTTGTAACGCCACAAGTACTTCAGGATGTTACCCACCAAGTAGGCGTCAAAGCCATCACCAAGTGCAGCCTTGATAGCCTCAATGGTTTCAATGCCACCTTGGGTGTAGTGGCTGGGATGGTTCACCATGTCCTGATGTGTCGTGCCGTTAAACATCTGCTGATACTCCTCAATCTCCATAGCCAAAGTACTCATCTTACCCATTACAAGCCCTCATCAATAACGGTTTCACTGAGTATACCAGTTGAGCGGTCATATAGCAACCCAAAACGTTCAGCCGTAGCCCGACCAGTAAACCTGTCCTTCAGCACCCTGAATGTCGTTGTCTGTCGCATCACTGGGTCTTTGTGCTGCTTGTCCCTCTCCAGCCCAAACATATAGTGGCTCCACCTCGCAATGGCTCGACTGCCAGTGAAGTGCTTCTCCATCACCCTGCCGCCTTCCTCGTGTGGCTTACCGTCAGGGGTGGTTAGGTGGGAGACAAAGTGGATGATTAGGTTGTCTGCCTGTGCCAGCCCTGCCATGTCAGCCATAATTGCATCCAGTGCCCGCCTCTCGTCCTGCTCATTAGCCGATAGTGCGGTTAGGTGGTCTAGGTAGATATGGTCAATGTCGTATGCCTTAGAGAAGTATTTGATTATGCGTTTAATGCTGCTCCAGTCCTTAGCACCAAAATGCTCCATCATGTACAACTGCCCACGCTTCTCCAACCTGTTCACACTCTCCTCATACTCCTCACGCGTCCAGAACGCATCAGGAACATGGTAGAGGCGTTTGTCAAGTTTCCCTGCGACCCTTTGTGCCGTTTCTACAACATTCTGTTCTAGGTAAATGACCCCAACTCTCTTGCCTAGATGCTCAATATCATAGGCAATCTGTTGCGTAAATACATCAGTTTTACCAATACCTACACCAGCACCGAAAGCATACAACTCCCCCTTCCTGCGCCCGTATGTCAGGGATGTCAAGGTGGGGAAACACCACGGCACTCCAGGTTCAGGCGGGGCTAACAATCTCTCCCTGATGTCTGACACCGTGACAATGCCTTCAGGGCGATATTCTTCTGCTTGCCACCATAGCTTGCCAAACTGCCTCTCCTGACGTGCTGACAAGTAGTCACAGGCGTCCTTAAAGTCGGGGTCATGCTTGAACACCTTAGCCTTGCCAGTGAACAGTTCTGCCACCTCCTGTGCAGCCTCCTGCCCCTGCTTGTCGGCGTCAAAGCAAATGACAATGGTGTCAAAGCTATCCAGCCACTCGTAATTCTCCTGACAGTCCTTACGTGCGCTGCTTGCCCCGTTCCTGACACTAACCACGGGGTAGTTCCCAAGCATTTGGTAGGCTGCTAGGGCGTCAAACTCCCCTTCGACCAGCGTGACAAACTTACCGCCCTTGGGGAACAGGTGCTGCCCAAACAGTTTGCCAGCCTTCCAGTCACCCTCAATGCGAAAGTCCTTCTCAGGCGTCCTAACCTTCTGCGCTACCTTGCAGCCCTTGCAGTCGTGGTAGGGAAAGAAGACCAGCTTGTCGGTTTGCTTCACCCCAAAATGCTTTGCCGAGTCGGTGGAGATACGTCTGCCTGAAAACCCCCCGTAGAACGCATCAGATGGCTCTGTGAGCGGTTTTTTTGATGGGTCGTGTTGCAAAACGTGTCCTTTCTGTTTTAAGCCGTCCTTGGGGCTATATCGCTTGTTACAAGAGAAACAAAAACCACTGCCATCTGCTTCTTCTGAAAAAGCATTGCTGCTTGTACACATAGGGCATGGTTGGTGAGTCTTTTCAAATGCCATCTTCTTCCTTGTAGTTTGGTTCAAATGTCGGGTGGGTGTCTGTTCTCAATAGCCTAGTCTGGATGTTGCGCACCTTCTCCACATAATCGTCCAGCTTCTTTTGCTTTGCTTTAACTTGCAATTGTAGTACATACCCCAGCTTGTTGATTTCTTCTTCAGTCCACATACCGCGCTGGGTTTGCAAAAACTTGTCGTAATGCCACTCTAAAAATTCAAGCCTACTTATGGTATCAGCCAACGCTTTGTCTCCTAGGTTCACGTTGCACTCGCTGCAACAAGGTAACAAAACCGCCGGTATGCCGTACTTTCTGCGCTCCTCGTAGGGCATATAGTCAATCATCGTCAGGGGTGGTACATGGTCTAAGGTGTCGGCAGGCGCATTGCAATAGAAACAAACATACCCCTCGTCCATGTAGTGCCTAATGTACTTAAACCCGTGCATGGCTAAAAGGTGCTGCCTGTTTCTATCTTTTTTATTCAAACATACTCCAAATTAAAAACAAACAAAAGCCAATTATAAGTGCAATCATAGGGGTGTATTCTCCCACAACACACTCATATCTTCTTTTTCTTTTTCTGTTAATTCACGTCCCATTTTACGTTTTAATTCGCTTTTAAGTAAATCAAACATCGGAAAGAATCCTATTTTCAAACACGCATCTGAAAATTCATGTGCAGAAAAATGTACTTCCCACTCAATGTTTTTATCCATTTTCAGTCCTTTACTTCTATGTTTACATTAAAAGACAATTACATAAAAGAATAACATCTCTAGTGTTACTCAGTGTTACTTCTAAGTATAGCAATATCCATGCCAACCTCTCCAGTCTCCTGTCTCAGGTCTGCTCTGTCAATTGTTTTTAACTCAGAATTAATTGTTGAATAACACGAGCTGCACATATCAATGTATTCATTTGTTAATACACTTCTACGTGTAGCCTCGTAGTCGTCAAGTGGTTCATTGCAGCAAATACACCTCACCGCAACATCCCCAAAAGCCGTATCACTTTGTTAATTAATTTATTCACCATAGCGCCTCCTGTGCGGTTTCAATGTATTGCTTGTTCAAAACCTTTTGCACCTTGTCCTGATATTTCTCAAGCTCTACCATTTGCTCATACGTCATACCATTGCAAAAAGGGTTAATCCACCTGCCCCAGTCATCCATGATGTCGGGCGCTGGGCTTCGCAGTTCAGTCCGTGCCGCCATAGTTTTCTCCGTAAAGGTCTTCCATTGTGTCCTCGTCATAACCATCCTCGTCCAGCATAGCGTCTTCTGCCTGCTGCTCTGCCCAGTCTATGACGTGCTCGTCCAGCAAGTCCTGAATCATTACGCTCTTGTGTTTTATATGCTCCACAATGCTCTCCTTTTGAAACACCGAAAACATGATTTCCAATTCCACGCCATCATAGGTGCGGGTTATGGTTTTCTCGTAAACGCCGTGCATGACTTCTCCTTATGCGTTGCACAATTGTAACAGGAATCGAACCAAGCTGAAACCCCCGTATTTAGTGGCTTCTGACCGACCTCTACCTAAACTCTACCTAAAAACACCCCATACCACAATAGTACTTTTTCAGTACATCATTGTAGTATGGGAAACAATAAGAAAGTTAACACAAAAGCATTAACTGTACATCTTACCGTCCAACTTCACCCACAATATGGTGCTTCGATTAATGGCACGATAGCCCCGCGCACGATTGTCAAAAATGGTTATGTACTTTTCAGGGTCTAGGGTGCTTACACCCCCTGCTAGGTGCTTTGTAACCCCCAGGCGTCCGTTTATGACCCGCTCCGTGCCGTCTTTTTTTACGAAACACACCGACACAAAGCGCCCATTGCTGCGCTCAATAATCTGTTCTTTGATTGTCTTATTCATACCATCTCCTCGTATTGTTCAATAATAGCGTCCATCAAGTCCGACTCTGCCATGGTTAATTGCAACAAAGCGGGGAAAACTCTTAAGCTTTCCAGCATGGCAATTATCATAGCTATGTCTTTCTTGTTTGTCTCGTAAAAATTACGGGCGCTCTTTACAAGGGCATCCCGATGTTGCGCGTTAAGCACACCATAAGAATTGAGACGCCCATACTCTTCCTTCATCTGCATATAACGCAGCATGGCTTCATCTTCTGAATAATACTCAAACCTACTCATTGTCTGCACCTTTCAAGCTAGGAATAAATTTAATGTTACCGTGCCAGCACTCGACCTTGCAGCCAGCACGCAGGAAATCTTCTACCACGCTCTCCACTGTAACCCAGTCGTTTAGCTCATGGTAGTGCGCCATTCCATCAGCAGCTACCGCCAAAACCTTATAATCCATCATCTAACCCTTTCCAAAATTGACATTATCAAACACACAAGCCCTACCGCGCTACAAAAAGGTTGCATCTGGTGCGCCCCCATTGTAAACACGGATAACACGGCGCACAAGGCAAACCAATAGCCCATGCACAACCAAAACGCGCTCACCACATAAGCGCTGGCGCAGCCATCACCAGTGCAGTGAACACACAAGCCCAAAGAAAATCAGTTAACCATGTGCCCTTGCTTTCCTGTTCCACCGCGTGAAAGTCACTAAGGTTTGCATTTTGCCTGTACTTATCCATTGTTTTCCCCTTTGTAGGTTGGCGCACATTCGTGGCACACATAAGTAAAAGGGCGAGCGTCTAAATCCGCAAACACCTTAGACTCGTCTTTGAGTTTGCAACACTCGCAACAAATCACTTGCAACCCATTATGCCGGTTTGGTTTCACTTGCTGTAAATTCATTGTTTACCCTTTTATTAAGAATTATTCAACCTTAGCTATTAGACCGTCTACCATTTTAACCCTTGCGAAGAACTCTCGCTTGTGTCCAGTTAGGTGGGGTCTATTGCAGCCAGTTAAAAAGCCATTGTCCAAGTATTCTAGACCGAACATCGAGGTTTCCATGTATTGCAATGGCTTACCGATATTGGCTTTCAAGTCCTTTTTGGTGGGGTAGTCAAATACTAGCATTTTCATTTACTCCAATTGTGGTTGAATGACTCGCACCAATGCAAGCCCCAAAAGCCCCATTGTGTAGGGCTTTTGAGAATGCACTACGCGCCAGCTTTAAGTATCTTATCAGCAGCCCCAAAGATACGTTGTGCGCTCTTATCTGTAATATCGTTGCCCTGCAGCCAGCCCTGTATATAGCCCCTGCTCTCATGCAAACCATTTAAGCCCAGCACACTGCAAAGAATATAAGCCACGCTCTCGGCTTCAACTTCGCGCGTATCCCTTGGGGTTTTCTCATCATCAGCTAACAGGGTATGCTCTTTGGTATGCCCCAGCACTACGTGCGCTAACTCGTGAAATCTGGTTTTATGCGGCAGTGCTGCAATAGGGTTTATTGCAATAGTGTCGCCCTGCGCGTACCCTTGGCAATTCCCATTCGCGTGACTGAATGGCACTTGTGTGATGCCCAGTGCAGCCAAGGCTTTGTCACTATCCCAAGCTGGCGTCTTTTGCTCTTTGGCATAATCGTTGCCCTCAGTATCGGACAATAAAAACCAATTGCGCTTCAACACAAACAATTGCATTTTATCGCCGGTCTTCTCGCCGGTGTCTTTGTCTTTTTTGTCAAACATGATGGGCATACATAATTGAATTGCTTTCGCGCCCTTTTTCACTTGACGCCCAAGCGCTTGCCAATGCTTGTAGGTTGCCAATGGTGCAAGCTCTACACCACGCGCTGCACATTGTGACCACGCCAGCAATTGATTGCCAACACTATAATCATGAAATGCCGCATATGCACTTGAAATGATGCCCGGTTTGTTTACCGCGTCACGCAGCAACCCAGCCCATGCAATTGTCTTATTCTCGCCCATGTCTTACCCTTTCGTTTATGGTTGAAATAGTGGCTTTGTGCAAGCCCCTAAGCCAGCATTTTAGGTACTGGCTTAGAGAATGCACTACAGGGTAAACCCTAATGCACTGCTATCACAATCGGCAAGCCCTTAAGCTTTTGCATACCGCACGCGTGCCCTTTACCCGTGCAGCTACCGCAAGCGCCCGGACATGGGAAAGCTTTAGCACTGAAAGCTTGGCGCAACAGTTTATTAATCACTGGCGTGCCATGCTCAATGCTTTTTACTTTGCGACCAATTGACACTGCAATAAAATCGCCCCTAGTTATCGGCAGGGCTTTGATGCGCGCCACTGTATCGGCGCTGCTATTGTGACCACTTGACACATTGAGCACGTAATTTGATGGATAAGCGCCCTGATACGCCAACAAAGCATTAAAGCTTTTTGAATACCCGTAAACGCGCGCTTTGCTACCCCGGATTAAATCAAACCAAAATGCGACATCGTCTACACTGCTAAAGTCACCGTCCACATAAAGCCTCAAATCATACGGGGCTTGGGCTTTGGCATCAATTGACGCAAAAGCTTGCACAATGGCGGGTTTATTAAAGCGCAGCAAGTAGGCATTTTGGCATTGACGTGCAAATGCTGCTGGATACCGCCAAGCCCTGAAGCTATAGCAAAAGTCTAGGCAAGCCCCAGCGCCGGGGCACGTCACACCGGGTAAACTACTGAAAGCTACAAAGGGCAGTTTAGAGTTACCATCATGCGCGAAAATCGTAAACGCTGGCGCTGCAGTGGTGAATACACTGCGAAGCTTTGCAAACGATTCACGCCAGCCCTTTGATGCAAACGCTGGGCTTGCAGCTAAGGTATCCAAAGCTTGCAATGCTTCGCGCTGCGTGCCCGTTTGCACCACGTGAGCAAGCTCGTAAAGCTTTGGGGTTTTCTTTGCGGTAGGTTTGAAAATTTTAACCATTGTTTGCCCCTTTGTTTGCTTCGTCTACTGCCTTGGCAAGCGCCATAAGTTCGTCACGCGCCATTGCCCTACCCTGCTCAGTGCCTGATTGCAGCGCCATGATAAGGGCAGGCATAATGGCTTGCCATGTAGGGGTTATGTCAATTGTTTGCATGATGGTTACCCTTTCAATGGTGTAGTCAATTTAAATGCTATGGCTTTGGACTCGCAGCGCTGCAAACCCTGCCGCATTGCCAGTAAATCCACTTCCTGCTCTACGTTAACTATGTCGTTGCACGTTAGTAGTGTGTCCGTGTCGCCTTGGTGCTTGGCGTAGTGCATGGTGTACCGCAGCCCATTGTCTCGGACACTGCGGCGCGTGGCTTTGTAAATTTCCCTATTCATTATTCGCCCCTTTTCAAAGCTGCAGGCATGGCGCGCTCGCCCCTAAGCTGCCCCACCACGTAATAAATGCGCCTCTCATCGTCCGCAGCCAAGCGGCTTAAGTCAAGCGCAGGCAAGCCCTTTGCTGCACGTTTAAAGGCTATGTGATGCCATGCATTGAGTGTCTTTTCTGAATACATTGTGTAACCCTTTCATTGTTGTTGATGGTGAGACAAAAATCGCGCGTCTCATATACTTATGTGAAAGAATCGTGCCAACTCGGACTTATCCCCAGGTTATACCTTATCGTTTACCCTATGTGTTACCTATTGTGCTACTGCTATATAAACCTATAGTATTAACATTACAACTTATCCACAACTTGTTATTGAGAATCATTCTCGTTTAGACGTGTTGTTGGCTGTATGGTTATATAAGTGTAGGTGCATAATAGTGCTTATGTAGCACCCACCATGGCATACATCTTGCTTACTATCCAGCCTGTGCATAACTTTGTGGATAACTACCATGCACTACTTTGGTGCATAGGATAACTCTGTGGATAACTACCATGCACTACTTTGGTGCATCAGTGTATGCTTATATAGGAATACAACCATGCACCAATATGGGGCGGGGAGGGGATTGCCCTGGAGTAAATTTTTATGTACCCGCTGAGATACAAAAAAGGAGCAAAATAGGTAAAAACTATCCAGTAATTGGGGACACCACAATGTAAACTATCTTGTTGATTCTAAAAAGAAAACACTAAATGAGAACTATTCTCAATAAGGAATAACAAAAGGTGGACAGAACAGCACACAGAAGTGACGCAGAAGCTGCACAGAGCAAGACATAAAAGTAACTACACAGTCTGCACAGAGCAACACATAGAGTGTCACCTCTAAGCAACACAAAAGCATAAAAACCTTGACTTTTTAGTAAAAATATGCTATAATCGGGCTTACTAAAGAGAATATGACGAGTAAGGGCTGTTTTAATAATAATAAATACAACTCGTCACCAATCTCTTTAGTTACACAGTGTAACACAATGTTACATAGTGTGTTCGGTGTAACACGGTAACACCGTGGCAAATTAAAGAAAGGTTCCATAGTGGGTAGACCTAGGAAAGATGTTGTTAAAAGCAAAACCAAGGGTAGTCGTGGTGTTGTTGGAAGACCCAAGGGGGACGCCTCAATCATTAACGAATACAAGGCACGTATGTTGGCATCGCCCCGCAGTGAGAAGGTGTTAAATGCAATATACGATGCTGCCTTAGATGCTGAACACAAGAATCAGGCTGCTGCGTGGAAACTGATTATGGATAGGTTTTTGCCCCTGTCGTATTTTGAAAAGGATGGGCAGAACAGTGGTAGAGCCAGCATCAGTATAAATATCACGGGTGTTGGAGAGAGCCAGCCTGAGATTGTTCAAGATATTACGGACGTGGAGGTGAGGGATGATTGATGCACTGCTGAACATCGGCGGTAAGCTGGTAGACAAACTTATCCCTGACCCAAAGGCTAAAGCTGCTGCTCAGTTAGAGTTGGCTAAGATGGCTCAGGATGGGGAGTTGGCTAAGTTGGCTAACGAAACTGACCTGTTCAAGACAGAGCAGAACAACCTTACTGGCAGGCATCAGGCTGACATGGCGAGTGATAGTTGGCTTAGTAAGAATATACGCCCGATGACACTGATAGCCATCCTCACAGGATATTTTGTTTTTGCGTTGATGTCTGCTTTTGACCTAGACACCAATGCTGCTTACGTGGAGTTGTTAGGACAATGGGGGATGCTTATTATGTCATTCTACTTTGGCGGGCGCACCTTAGAAAAAATCATTGACCTAAGGAAAAAACCATGAAGTTTTCACTGAGTAAACGCAGTCTGGACAGGTTGGAAGGTGTGGATGAAGACCTTATTAAGGTGGTGAAGTTTGCCATTGGGATGACCCGCACTGACTTTGGTGTCACCGAGGGCTTGCGTTCCATTGCACGTCAAGAGGAATTGGTCAACAAGGGTGCTTCCAAGACAATGAAGAGTATGCACATCGTAGGACGTGCTGTTGACTTGGTGGCTTACGACAACGGCTCTGTGGTGTGGGAACTACCTTTCTATTTTGATGTTGCTGACGCCATGAAAGAGGCAGCAGTGATGGTTGATGTGCCTTTGCAGTGGGGAGCAGCGTGGCACATTGAGGACATACGTAAGTTTGATGGGAGCATGAAAGATGCTTACAACGCCTACGTTGACCTACGCCGCAGTCAAGGAAGAACGCCATTCATTGACGCCCCTCACTTCCAAAT